ACACGGCTTGTGCGCGAGTGGAAGGGCAAAGTTCACGAGGTCACGATCACAGCAGACGGCTTTGATTATGAGGGTGAAACCTATAGAAGCCTCTCCCCAATAGCCTGCCGCATAACCGGTACCCATTGGTCAGGTCCTGCCTTCTTCGGCACGCGGCAAGAGAAGAAGGGCCGATGAAGTCAAACAGCCGGTGTGCCATCTATACCCGCAAATCGTCGGAAGAGGGCCTGGAGCAGTCGTTCAACTCCCTCCATGCCCAACGAGAGGCTTGTGAAGCCTACGTCTTGAGCCAGAAGCATGAGGGCTGGCACGTGCTCTCCGCCAAGTATGATGACGGAGGCTTTTCGGGCGGCAACATGGAGCGCCCTGGCTTGAAGAAGCTGTTGGACGATATCGCCGCCGGCAAGATCGATACCGTTGTTGTCTACAAGGTTGACCGGCTCACTCGCTCTCTTGCGGACTTCGCAAAGATCGTCGAGACGTTTGACAGCAGGGGAGTCAGCTTTGTCTCGGTCACACAACAGTTCAATACCACCACCTCCATGGGGAGGCTCACCCTGAATGTTCTGTTGTCATTTGCTCAGTTCGAACGAGAGGTCACAGGGGAGCGGATACGGGATAAGGTAGCCGCCTCGAAGAAAAAGGGAATGTGGATGGGCGGTATCGTCCCCCTTGGCTACGACCATAAGGACAGACAGCTTCACGTCAACGAAGCAGAGGCTGAGCAGGTCCGGCATATCTTCGATCAGTATCTCCGGTTGGGCTCCGTCTTCGATCTCTACGACTACCTGAAGGCCAACGGCTATCGAAGCAAGCAGAGAGTTAGAGCCGATGGGAGGAGCGGAGGCGGCTCGGTTCTCTCCCGAGGGACCCTCTACCACTTGCTCAGCAATCCGGTTTATATCGGAAAGACTCGACATGGAGGGAAGCTCTATGACGGACAACATCAAGCCATCATCGCTCAGAAGACCTGGGATCAAGCTGCTGACCTTCTAGCTTCGAATCGAGTAAAGCGGCGAACGTCCCACAACGTAGCCTCTGGTCGGAGTCTGCTGGGTCTGCTGTTCGATGAGCGCGAGAACCGCTTCACCCCGACGCACGCCTCGAAGAAAGGCCGACGCTACGCTTACTACACGCTCCATGCCGATAATGGAAAAGCCAGTACACGCCTGCCCGCTCTTGAATTTGAACAACTAGTCGTGCGACGCATCCGAGATTTGCTTTCGAAGCCGTTGGAGGTGGCTGCGAAGTTCCCAGATATTACGGTCAAAGACAAACGACTGGTAGTTGCAGCAGGGCAACATCGCGCGGAGCAGCTGACCGAGGTCGGCTCCAAGGAGTCAGTTCGCTTGATTCGCACTATCCTCAATCGTGTCATTGTCCGAGAGGCAGAAATTCAGATTGAGATCAACTACCCGAAGTTAAGGTCTGAGCTGCTCGGAAACGATAACGGCGTTACCTCTGACCACGGCACCATTAAACTTTCCGCTCCTTTGTTGATGAGGCGCAGGGGCAGCGAGGTGCGGCTGGTTCTCGAAAATGGAGAGCCATCAGAGGCTAAACCTATTCCATCGCTCACCAAGGCAGTCGCCTGGTCCCGGTATTGGGCAGACCAGATCGTTAGCGGCAAGTTGGTTACCATGGAGGATTTGGCGAAGTCGGCAGGTGTGAGCAAGATTCATGCCCGCCGCATGCTCCGCTGTGCTGCTTTGTCACCGGCTCTCACGGCGCAGATACTGGACGGCAGGCAGCCGGTGGACCTGACGTTCGATAAGCTGACTCGGGATCTGCCCTTGTCTTGGGAGGAGCAACGTCTTTGGATTGGCTGGATGCAACCCGAGTAGCGCTTCTGTGGAGATGGTTGTGTGACTATGGCGAGAGGCGAAGCTTGAGTGCAGGTGATTTCTTAGGCTCGCGAAGGTCTCCCTTATTTACGGCGCGACTTAGCCAACGGACGGAGCATTCTGCTTCAGCCGCTACCCATCTTTTCCAGTCCCAGTAAGTCTTCGCCTTCTCATACTTAGCAATTGCGGCTTGGACTCGAGCAATTAGCGCCTTTCTCTCTGCCATACGCTTCTTCTTCATTGCGGAAATCGCAGTGGTGAAGCCACTACAGCCTCTCGAACAATAGTTTCTCTTTCGTGAGGTTCTTTTCAAAAAGTAATCATCACACCGTTTGCACGGTCCGGCGAGCATCTTCCAATTCGGATTGGCAATTAGCTTGAAAAACTCTCCCAGGGCTTCATTCTCGGACGAGGATTCGTCGTCGGGGGTCGCCGGGGTCCATTCCAAATACCCTCGACCCGTGTCGCTGGGCCAGAGGGTGACGGCACCCAGAGCACTGAGTTCAGAAAGCCTAGGGTTTTGCCTAAATAGAGTCTTCAAATTTGGACCTGAAGCCCTCCATTTTCCGACGAGTTCCCTCATCTTCTCTTGGGCCTCTGTGAGCGGCAATCGCACGCCACGCTTTGAAGCGGAGGTCTTGATGCGAGTTCGATTTAGCGCACGGACAACATCTTCCATCTGCTCCTTTGCGAGATGTTCGTCGGGTTCGTAGCCAAATCTGTCGGGTCGGAATTCACGTTTTCGAGACATATATTGTTAGTACAAAAACATACAAACATCGATTATCACGATATCACCAATCGAGGTTTCACTTCTGCCACTATGGGCTTGGAGGTGATTCCAATGTCAATCGACCTACAAGGTCAACCAAAGGATATTGCTGTCACATACAAGGCTGTCGATTCTCTTACGGCCTACACCCGCAACGCGAGGACACACTCAAAACGCCAGATTCAACAGATTGCTCGCAGTATTAAGGAATTTGGCTTCACCAACCCCATCCTGATCAATCGCGATCAGATGATCATCGCAGGCCATGGGAGAGTTCAAGCTGCCAAAACACTTGGCATCAACAGGGTTCCTACCATCTGCCTCGAAAATCTGACTGAGGATCAAGTCCGAGCCTATGTGATTGCTGACAATAAACTTGCCGAGAATGCAGGGTGGGATGAGTCGATTCTCAAGATCGAACTGCAATATCTTGTCTCTTTGGATAGCTTGGATCTCACCCTGACGGGGTTCGAGGTTCCAGAGATTGATCTGCTACTCAACGATGAGGCTGATGAGGTCGAAGAGCCGGTCAACATTGACGACAGTCCAGCTGTCACCCAGTTGGGAGACCTTTGGCAACTAGGCCCTCACCGCATCCTTTGCGGCTCCGCACTCGCCGAGGAGTCTTTCGATCGTCTGATGGATGGCCAGGGTGCACAAATCGTCTTTACCGACCCGCCGTATAACGTTCCTATCAACGGTCATGCCACGGGAAACGGAGCAATCCAGCACAGAGAGTTCGCCATGGCCTCGGGCGAGATGAGCTCAGAGGAATTCAGCACCTTTCTCACCCAGAGCCTGGATTTGCTTCGAGCTAACAGCCAAGAGGGCTCCATTCATTTCGTATGTATGGATTGGAGACACACGAAAGAGCTTCTCAGTGCTGGCGAGCGGGTATACGACTCCTTGCTCAATGTGTGCGTATGGGTTAAGGACAACGGTGGTATGGGGTCCTTCTACCGATCGCGCCACGAGCTTGTCTTCGTGTTTCGCAACGGTGATGTTTCACACCGCAATAACATCCAGCTCGGCAAGTTCGGCCGCAATCGCACCAACGTCTGGGAATATCCCGGAGTAAGCACCCTCTCCAAGCAAGGAGACGAGGGTAATCTCCTGGCTCTTCATCCGACGGTGAAGCCTGTTGCTCTAGTAGCAGACGCACTGCTGGATTGTTCTGCCCCGAAAGATATCGTGCTTGACCCCTTTCTGGGCTCGGGAACGACGCTATTGGCAGCGGAGAGGACCGGGCGAATCTGTCGAGCCATTGAGCTGAGCCCGAAGTACGTCGACACGGCCATCCGGAGATGGCAGAACCGCACCGGGCAGCAGGCAATTCATCTGGCGTCGGGTAGGACCTTCGACTCGTTAACTACGGCGATGGAGGTTGCTAATGCCTAACGATTACGATATCGGCTTCGCCAAGCCCCCCAAGCATTCCCGGTTTCAGAAAGGGAGGTCAGGCAATCCGGCAGGAAGGCCTAAGGGAGCGAAGAATCTCAAAACAATCATGAACCAAGTGGCCTTCGAGCCGATTTCTATCAAGGAGGGCGGTCTTACCCGGACCATGCCACGCGTCGAAGTCGTTGCTCGACAGCTTGGAAACAAGGCAGCAACCGGAGATCCGAAGGCTAGCAGCGAATTCCTTCGCCAAGTTCATGCCTGTAGCGATGAACAAGAGAGCCCTGCAGAAGGCCCAACCGAACGACAGGAAGGTTGGATGAATTCGCTGGTGTTGCGAATGAAGCGACTGGACTCACAAAAGTCTTTGAATACGGATGCAGTGGTTTTGAAAGGAGATGAACAGTGATTCCGAATGATTTTCGGGCTCTTCTTCGCAATGATTTCGCAAGTTTCATCGAGGCGTCTTTCTGTGAACTCAACCCACAGACGACGTACGCTCAAAGTCTTCATATCGAAGTGATGGCCTCGAGACTCGCGGCATGCGCCCGCGGTGAGTGCCGTCGCCTGATCATTAGCCTTCCACCTCGTTCCCTTAAATCCCACTCCGCGAGTGTCGCCTTTCCGGCCTGGCTCATGGGACGCGATCCGGCTAAACAGCTGATATGTGTTTCGTATGGTCAGGAACTGGCAGACAAGCACGCGCGTGATACCCGAAACCTCATGTCGACTTCTTTCTACCAACAGATCTTCCCAAAGACAGCAATCTCTCCTGACAGAAAGCTTGTAAGCGATTTTGCCACCACCGCGGGCGGTGTTCGAATGGCAACTTCAGTTGGAGGTGTTCTAACCGGTCGTGGAGCGGACATCATCATCATCGACGATCCACTCAAGCCGGACGAAGCCATGTCGGAGACACGGCGGACGGCCGTCAATGATTGGTACGATAACTCTCTTCTCAGCCGGCTTAACAGCAAGGAGACTGGGGTCATCGTCGTCGTCATGCAGCGGCTGCACCAGGACGATCTCATTGGCCATCTACTTGAAGTTGATGACTGGGAGGTGTTGTCCTTCCCGGCTATTGCTGAAGAGGAAGAGGAGCATGT